GAGCATTTTTAAAGAAAGGGGACGGCGTGTTAAACAAAGTTTCGATTTAACACATTACGTCAGATAATGTTGTAACTGTGAGAAAGGTTCTCAACAAAAGTACCAGGTAAGTAAGCAATATGACATTATAAATAGCGGTCATACGACTCCACAAACGTGGCCCTTTCTCAATGAAATGAAGGAGAAGAATAAGAAGAAGAATATATTGATTAAAATAGGGCAATAGTTGTTAATTTATTTGGCTCCATCCATAACAGTAAGGAAAGTACCTGCTGTTGGGGATGTGACATTGTATACTGGATTACCAAGATTTGGACCACCGTTATACCAGAAAAATCTGATATCGTCGGCAGCTTGGAAGTAGGTAGAGATTACAATGTGCGGTGGATCGGGTATAGGGACTGTGGTGTTTGTTACAGTGTCGAGGAGAGATGCGACAAGCCAGGGGACATTTCTGTCACCTGTTATGGCGTATTTTCCAGCTGTTTGTCTAAAGGTATAGAAAGACGGCATTGCAAAACCACAGGGTTGGGTTCGATAAAGAGGAGATGAATCTGGAAATTCAATGATTGCTTCAGGCTGCGAGTTGGAATCAAGAATAGTGTCTTTGGTATTATAGACACCATTCGTGAAACCACCTCCAGCTAAAGATGATGGAGTTGTATAGGCAGCTTGGAGTTGGGTAGTCATAAGCTCAGCTATATAATTGGTTCCAGGACCAGGATAAGTTCCAATAGTGGATGTGGTAGTAGATAAGGTGTTAGCATAAATACTATGTAGTCCAAAAGGATTTGTCGAGGCATTGGCACCAGTCACATCAGTAGGTTTGTAGTATGGTAAGTAGGAGAGACGAACTTGACCGTTATTATTAGAGTCGAAATAACGGACAATAAGTCTCCATCCACCTCGCATACCACAATAGGCATTCATTGCAAATGACCAGGGACCAGATGTACTAAGAAATTGTGGATGGACAGGTATCATAAGTGGATTGGCACCATAACCTACGTTTGTTCCATTTGTGGCAAGAGTGAAATTACCATATGGAACTGGACGCAGGAGAAGTTCTTTGAGTGAGGAGAGACATGTAACATGATTCAATCGAGTTTCAATTGAGTTCATGAGAGAAGGCGGGGTTAGTTTGGATTCGGAAAAGAAACCACCAGTATTAATGGCGGCTTCATTACAGAAATTAAAATCTTGGCCGAGTTGGTTAAAAACGGAGATGTTAATTATTGGTGATGTTCCATTACTGGGTGAGATAGGGGATGCAACATAAACTGCAATTGAACCCATGAAAAATTCATTCCATGGTTTACAATCAACTTGTTTAGTTGTAAGATCACGACATCGAAGAAACTCATAAATTGCTTTATAAGGAACGTCGACATCAATGATTCGATCAGTATTTGAAAAATCAACAACAATATGTGGTAGTGAACGCGGGTCAAGTGATCCGGGGACAACTGCTCCAGTTGGTACAAGAGCGTTATCACCGTAATGAATTGCAACGATGAGTTTACCACGTTTAAATGAATTTGAGGCGAGGATGAAGCGGTACTTTAATGAACCTCTCCATAAGAGACTAGCTCCTACGAGGGGATCCATAAAAGTAGCAGGCATATTGAAAGAGGATGCAGGAGCACCAGTTACAACAGTTTCACCAGTAAATGGAGCGATAGGCATTGTGAAAACACACGTATTTGCAGGTTGTGCTGCAATTTGAAAGTTTGCCACATAAGCCCATCGAGTTTTATAGAAATCCATTGACATTTCATCAACATTTAAACGTAAATCTTTGCAGATTGGTTCAGTCATTGTAACAATACGTTCGGGTTCACCGGACATACGGTTAACATCTACAACATTTTTCCAAGAAGTTAATTTTTGGTAAACAGTTCGGAGAAAAGAAGCAGGATTAGAAGGGATAGAAGGGTTATCAAGACCAACACTATCATCAACTGTGGCAGACAAGTGATCGCCTGACACATTTAATGGTAATGAAGAATCTCGAATATCAGAAATTTGATAATTGGTGGTTGTTGATCCACCAATTGAAAAGAGTGATTGAGAATAGTAAGGAGCGGATTCAATAGTTTTAAGATTCATGACAGTGGCATAAACCTCGAAATTAAGGGAGGCAGTGAAACCAGTTGGAGGGATATACGGGGCAAGTATAACTCCCCAAAGGGCAGCATATTCAGGAATAGTAGTATAATCAGACCAAGATAAATAAGATGCAAAATGTGTATAAGGCATGTCGATAGTGTAAACACCATCAACTGACAAATCAACAACAGCATGATCAAGGGATGTAATCCTCCTAAGAGGAAACAACCAGGGATTATTTATACTTGGGTCTTGAGTGATAGCAGAAGTAGGAATATAAAGTGGACAAGGGACAGAAGCGAAAATAAGAGTGCCACTAGCAAAAGGATTGCCAGTAACATTGATAGTAAAACGTAAATCGAATGAAGCAAAACGTTTGTCGATAAACAAACGTTTTATATTATTATTAGTGTAGATAGCATTGGAGAGAATAAAACAGACATTAGATCCAGAGAACGCAGCAGCAGAAACAGGAAAGGATCCCATATACATGGGAGTGGAGTAGTGGGAAGTGAAGATTTCAGTTGAAAGTGTAGATATTTCACCAACACTAGGGGCAACTTGTGTTTGTAGTGTATTGTTAATGGATTTTGAAGTGGTATCAGTGACGATAGTGGAGGCATCATTTTCAGAAGAAGTGACGTGAACTCCAGCTGAATTGTCAGTCATACCAAGGGATTGGGTAACATATCCTAATGTTCGTGCAAATCTAAACACTTTACGCATACTGGAGTATACATAAAATGTAGAGAAGATGGCACTAAGAAAGGACATGAATTGAAGGGATTCAAAAATGTATGGAAATAGAAAGGCATTGTCAGAAAGTAATTGGGTAATGGGTTCTTGAAATTGTAAAATAATTTGTGGGTTGTTATATAAGTAAATAGTGGCACAGGCTGTTACGGCTGCGATGAAGATAATTGCAGAGATTTTCATGTTTAGGTATAGAGTTGTTTTGCATCGTACTCGCCGTAGAGGAACATATTGTCAAAATATGCATACGAGGGATACAAAATGGTTGGGTATATAGTTGAGAAGTACAGAGAAAGTTTGTTATAGTATTCGGGGCCATAGAAATAAGCGAAGCTGAGAAAGACACGCATGTTAATTTGAAGTTGATCTTCAAGTGAAACATGTTTGGCTTCCTTAATGTAACATATCATTGAGTACAAGGAAGTGAGTGATAGAAGGGGTTTGATAAGAACACCATCAGCTCGAAATCCTCGTTTGAGAAAGGTTAAATTCATGAGTGGTTCATAGGGTAATATTACTCCATCTTTTTGCGAAGATGTAATAGTCATGGAACAATATTTGCGATAAGCATCAATCATGGAATTGCGGTTCAGGTAGGGTAAGAGTTCGGCGGCAATAGCATCAAGCGAATCATCACCGTAAATTTTCGTGCGAACGTATCTATCATAGAGAGATACGTCACGATACTTTACAGGGACGGACGCGAGATACCAAATAATATGCATGATCATGTTGACAACAGAGTTGAAGAGTGCTGTCAATACATGACCGGAGGGCATACCTTTGAGCTTTCGAAGTAAGATATCACCGACAAGTAAATAAGCGTGAATGAGACCAGAGATGAGATTGTAACGAGCAATATCATCTTCTAGTTTCCAATTCGGGTCATTGAGTCGGTACCAGCGGTTAACAGATTCGGTGGCCCAGTAAATTAGTTTTGCTTCAAGATTTTTATCCCAGTTTGGCGCGTCAGCGTCAATACCAAGATGAGAAATTGCAGCAAGATCACTATACATAGCGGTCCATTCTTTAGATTCGGGATTCATTCCGACACATGAAAATTGTTTTCCAACATTTCCATGCATCATACTGATCCAAGATCCAAAGTAGGCGCGTACAGCGATTGTGTATTCAAGAGGTGGAATCTCGAATACACGGGCCAATTTACCGGGTTTGAGTAGTTCATCTTTCAATGAGACTATCCAAGGTATTTCATAGGTGGTAGTGCGCCAGGAATCAATATAAACTTGATGAGATCTTTCGACCTCAACCGATTTATACGATATGATTCCTGTAGCAGGGTCATTATCAAAAAATGTGCGCTTTGACTTGCCAGTCAAAACATATGGATATCCAGCGGAAGTATGGAGATTGAGGGAATCCATATGAAAGTGTTCATTTACAGATTCTTTCGCAGTTAGGGTACACGCATAAGTGGCAGGCGCATAAGTTGATAAGAGATAACGGATGGCAGGTTCTTTATACTCTGAATCAGAAATGTTATTAATTTCTGACCCAAAGAGTGCAGCAGATGAGTAAAGAGGGTCGAAACCTTCAGAGAATTTCTTGTTAGATGGGTGTTTGGAAATTCTTTGAAAGTCTCCTAATAAGGGGGTAGGTGTATAATTAGTAGAGCGGTTAACGAAAACGGGTTGTTCAATTTGTCCATGGATTTCAATTGCAAGTCCTTGTGATGAATAAGCATATTCATCAGAAAGAGGTGTAGTTTTAAAGGATACATTGTGTTCAACAAGTATTGCATTTTGTGCGGGTAAGACACGTTGCAACATTTCTTGAGTAATGAACATAGCTCCGCCTTCAAGGCGGAGTTTATGTCCAAACAAATGTATTCCAATAAGTTTTTCATTTAATCCAGATTTATGTAAGACTATGGGTGAACCACAGTCTCCAGCCGATGTCGCGGCTTCGTACGTAAATCCTTTATAAATAACAAAAGAGCAAGAGGGAGCATGTTCATAGGTCATAGATTGTAATAATGGTGTGAGAGTGAAAGATTTGGTGAAAGCCATTGGATGGCCAGCAACCAATGTATTTCCAATCATCACGCCAGTATCACCAGCTTTAACAATAGATAAGTCTTTTTCGTGTATAAAACGAGAAAGATTACCTCTTGTTAAAGGTAGTGAAGTGCGTGAAGTATCATACAAAACAGCATCAAGAGTTGGAAGTCCAGATGTATTAAGTAATGGGGTAATACGGGATGGTTCAAAATCAAATGGGTGGTGAATTCCATTTACGGTAAAGACAAGTCTATAAGTTTTAGTTGGGGTGTTCTTAATTAATAGACCGTCAGATCCATAAAAGAAGTGTTTCGGAACAAGATAGCGGGAAGATTCAATGTGCATAGTATTTACATACGATGCAATATTGACAGTTCCTACATAGAAGGCGGATGAGTCAGTATAAGTGAGAGCAAGGGGAATCATTTTCTTATGCATTTCATTAACAACAGTTGCGGCAGCAGGATCGTGAGATCCTTGTGTCTCAAAGAGGTCATCAATTAAATGTTGGCGGGGTACATCTTGAAAATTTGCAAATGCAGCACTAATACGAGGTTGTTGTTCGTAGAAGGGTGCATTTGGTCCAGTAAATTTTGAATGTTGTTGAAAATCACCGAAGCGATTTTCAGTTCGAGCAATGTTCAATTTACGAGACTTTTCTTCAAAAGTACGTGATTCAGGTATAGGTTCGGTTTCAGTTCGAGGTATATTACGGCGGGCAGACTTTTCTTCAAAAGTCCGTGATTCAATAATTGGTGGATGTAATGGGATAGTTTCAGTACGAGCTACATTCTGTTTCCTAGACTTTTCTTCAAAAGTCCGAGATTCAGAATCTAGTTGTTCATACATCATTCCATTATTATGAATTCCATATTTCGTTGTTTGACGAAATCTGGAATTAATAAAATCATTAAGTGTTAAATCAGATGGAATCTTATTAATAAACGTACGAATACGTCCATAATAAGTTGTGAGGAAATGTGCTAAATCAGGATTATTCAATCTAGCAGTTTCAACACTAACAAGAGCACGAAGTACATTATGGCAAAAAGTCATGAAAGGTTGTTTTCTTTTAGCATATAAATACATATCAACAGTAATTTGATTACGAATCTTATGATTGTCCAGATGGGCAATATAAGCTAAGCAATCACAATACAAATCAATATTATTCAAATCATAAAGATACATCATGTCAGACTTTTGGGCATTAAACATAGAATATGCGGAAAAGAGTAGGGCGAGAGCGGATGAGAACATCACGCCATACTTTCTTCCAGGATTGTTTTTAATTGTTGGAATCGTGAATGCACCGGCTATACCGGCGAGTCCACAAAGAGCATAATATCCAGAGGCATAAGTAATTACAGATGGGCGAAATTCGAGATCATTGTTAAGGCTTCCAGCTTGGGTAATATAGGAAGATTTCAGAGTATGGGTGAGTGGTGGTTGTGTATATAAATTACGTAGGGTTGTTACTACGGTTTCAGTGGTATCAATCATTTTATCAATAGTTGCTTGAGTTTCATAATGGCGTTTATAAGACGTCACTACTAATTCAAGTAACTGATGATAAGTCATAGCTTTACTAGTTCGATCATTAAGAGCTTTGGGATTCAATGTATAAAATTGGAGATGGTTAAAGTCTCCAGATTCATCGTATTTATCTTTAACCTTAACGGTTTCAATTCTAAGTGCTATCCTAGAAAAGAGAGCGTCAGGGCTATTAATTTTGGTGGAAACTATATCTTTGTTAAAAATATTAGTTGCAGCAACGACAATTTTGGCGAGACAGAGGGTACCTTTAGTACCAACTATCGGATCGTCAAGAGAGGCCATTGGTACAATAAAATGTTGTTTGGTTATAAGTGAAAACATGTCAGTAACATCTTCGTAATCGGTATTTTGCAACCAATCATCGAAGACGATACCAAAGGTTTTGGGATTATAACCATCCCAGTAGGTGGCACCGGGTTGTCTAACATAAGATACGGGTCCTTCATGTCTTACGACATCTTGAAGGATACGAAGAGTGTGGTCAATTAATACAGATTTACCAACGCGGGATTCTCCATGGAAAACCATGGAGAATGGGCATTGGCGAGGTGTGGCAAAGTCAAGGTAATTATCGTGGTAAGCAATAAGTTTAGTAACAAGAATACGGAATTTAGCATAGCTAAAAACCATAGTCTTATTAGCTTCATCAGGTATAAGCAGAAAGTGGTCAAAATAAGTAAGTTCATCAGTCATGTATTTAACAGAAGAGGTGGGTAATTGTTTTCGATTTTCGAGATCCTTTGATCTATCCATTAGATAATGGATAAATAAAGAATAACGTTCATTAAAAATTTTAGGGTCAGGGTAAAAATAGTGGATGATATCTTGCATAAATGTGGGTAAGTATTGAAATATCCAATTAACGAAGTCCTTTAAAGACTTAATTCCATTTTTAATTTGCGCGAAAGAGTTAAAACTCCTTCCAACGGAAACTAAAATGGAATTAGCAGTAAATAAAGAAAAGATGGATTCAGCAGTAGGTGTAGTATTGTGATAAGCTTGTGACTTATACAATGTAGCATATGGGGCAGTTCGTAAATTGGGTATTAAAGCACGGAGTATAGAGGTAAAACTAAATCCAACTTTAAAAATAAGCATAGGTAAACTATAAAGGTTATGGTTTATAGTGTCATGTAATAAATTAACTAAATGTCCAGTAAGATCAGCAATTTGGGCAGCTGATGGTAGGAAATTAAGTCCAGATTTTATTTGTTCAATAAAATCTGTAACATTAGTTAAAATACTTTGAGCAGATTGGGTAAGTTGGTTGGCTTGAGTTAATAATGGTGGAACAACGTTCTCAACAATGTCATGGGCTTTATTTATGACATTATTGAGTTTGGATGGTAATTGTGTATAAGAAGTTACTTTTTCCATGAACGTTGGTTCACGGATAGGTAAGGGGTCATCATATTCAGGTTCAATAGTAATTGGATGATCACGTATATATTGATTAACATTTTCTTCAATTTTAGTTGAAAAAAGATGTGTAGATGGTGGAATATAAGTGGGTTCAGGTACAGATAAAGCTTGGCGTCTTTCGACTAAAAATTTATTTGTAAGCATACGAGATGCTATTTGGGTAGCAGTTGGTAATGGTATAGTGGGTTGGGTTACAAAAGGTAAATCATTAGCGGCAGTGGGTGGAGTGAATATGGTTGGGTCATCCATGTTTGCTAAATAGTGGTCATTAGTCTTAACAGATAACATTTGGGAGTGGTAATCAGTGGTAGGCAATTTGATTTTCTTGCGAAAATCATTAATTAATTCAATATTTTGTTCATCAGTAAGGAAATCATCATAAATAAATTTACGGATTTCAGGTTCAATAAACTTGGGTTTTAAATATTGGAAAAATTGGGGTACAGTAGCGAATCGTGGGTCATTCTCGTCACAAAAATCATCTAGATCATCATTTTCAAACTTCTCAGCTTTGGGGGCGTCATTATGGGATTTGAAAATAAGGATGGGGAGCGGATTTGAAGGAAGAGAAGGCCCTCTATTTTCCGGGTTACATGGCTTCTGGGGATTTAACTTTCCAGAAGGTGCGATAACAAGCTTTCCTTTTTTATAATAAATATTCTTCTTTTCAGAAGAATTTCCATTATTGGTCCATTGTATATTGGTGTGGTACTTTTGGGTAGCACCACCAATATGGTGATAGCGTTTGGATGTGTCAAATTTCTTTTCAGAAGTTGAAGAGTTAAATCTTAAATAATTAAATTTAAAATTCGAGTCAACAACTTGAGAAGAGATAATGTTATCGGTCTGTTCAATTTCTTTCATAAAGGCTTTTCGGGCGCGGCGATTCATAGAGGGTGCCTCGTGGCGTAACATATTAGCTCTTGTTACAGAGCACTTGTGAATAATTATTGTAGCTTGCATTGTGGTTAAAGTAATTTTGGTGATTTCAAGAGTTCTGTTTGCAATCATTAAAGTAGAAGCATCAAGGCTTCATAATCAAATCGATTTAATGAGTACTCATTGAAGTATGTCCATTAGTGATTTTTGATCAAATCATGGATGAGGTAAAATTACGGTATGAGATTCAAATGGAAGGTTCTAACTATTATTAATAAAATATAACTAACTAAAGGGGTTGGGTAAAATAAGTAAAAGGTGAGTAAAAGAGTAGAAAGAGTGCGATACTTGTATTGGAGTACAGAGTAAAGCGATTCCAGGTATGCGGGTGAATTTCTACCGCCGCATAGCGGAAGAAGTTAAAAGATGCTTGGTGTCAGTCAGAGCATAACCTCCTGTGATTTACAAATTGGTTACTGGTAAAATTTATCGTAACGAAGATGAAGGGATCAGGGTGGGTTTAATGGTGAAAGACACCAGTGGCGTCAGTCTAAAATATCTTTGGGATTTATTTTCAAGCATATAGAAGCAGAGTGGCGCTTCTATAAGATTCTTGAATAAATCGTACAGAGACAATTTTACCCAAC